TGGATAATGCCTAATCCTGGAGACGCAGGTAGTTCTCTGGGTGCCATTGCTGCAAACGGCAGAAAAAAACTTAATTGGGTCGGTCCGTATCTCGGTGAAGATATGGGCGGTGATTACCCCATAGAAAAACTATTGACAGAACTCGACAAATGCGGTATAGTAGGTGTTGCTAATGGGAAGGCGGAGTTTGGTCCAAGAGCTCTTGGCAATCGAAGTCTCTTAGCAGATCCTACTAAACCAGACATGAAAGACAGAGTTAATGCAATTAAGCAACGACAAGAATTTCGTCCATTCGCACCAGTTATTATGGCAGAACATGCAGCGGAATATTTCGATATGCCTGTTGCGTCATCCCCGTATATGCAGTTTACTTCTAGATGCAAATTTCCTGAAAAGTATCCTGCTATTGTCCATGTTGACGGCACAAGTCGCGTCCAGACAGTGACAGAAGAAGAGCATCCTGGGTTATATTCGTTGTTAAAAACTCGTTTAAAAACAATGGGTTGCCCGATGCTCTTAAATACCAGTTTAAACATTAAGGGACAACCTATTGTGAATACTGAAGAAGATGCCAGAAGTTTTGAGCAAAAGTATGGCGTAAAGGTGTTCACATAATAAATAGAGTTATGGGTGAGGTAGTAAAATTTCCATCTAAAGATCCGCTGATTCCTCGGCGATATAGAATATCGCTCTTTACCGAGTTTCAGGTAGAGTGCGTTATTGCTGCATTAAACATATTCCCCAAATGTTTAGAAAAAATAAATGAAGAAAATCTTTCGACGTTAGATCCAATTTTTATCAGACAATCCCTTGACTTTGCCATAGAGTCAGGTATACTAAGTGAAGCAGTGAAAAATGAATTGAGATCTCTTATCAAATATAATATTGAAGAGATCACCTTTGAGGATATTTGAATATGAATATTTTTTACTTACATCCCGATCCTAAAATCTGTGCTCAGATGCACGTCGACAAGCATGTTGTGAAGATGATTCTCGAATATGCTCAGTTACTTTCGACTGCGCATCGTATGCTAGACGGCACAGAATATATTGATGCGTCTTCCGGTCGCAGAATTAAGCGTTGGCGATTGCCTGATCCAGATTTAGAGCAGCATCTATACAAGGCATCGCACGTTAATCACCCAAGCGCTGTCTGGGTTCGTCAGTCTAACAACAACTACAACTGGTTGATGTGTTTGTTCCAGGAACTGCTGCTAGAATACACTCATCGTTATGGCAAGCATCATTCTACCGAGCGTCTTGTCTATTGGTTGCGCAAACCACCTGCGAATATTCCCGTAGGTTATTTCACGCAACCAACCCCTGCTATGCCTGACGAATACAAAGTTCCTGACTCTGTTCAGTCGTATCGTAACTATTATATCGGCGCGAAAAATAAAATGGCAAATTGGAAAAAAAGATCGATTCCAGAGTGGTATGAGGTTGCTGCTTGAATAAATACCTGTATGCAGAGAAAAAATAAAAACATAAACAATTAAACTCATGGGGTAGCGGTTCCACTGCTGCCCCATTTTTTTGTACCTAAGTAACTCTCGCAAAGGAATGTTATGACTAGAAAAAAATCCTCTCTTCACCTCGTGGATACTTCTAATCAGGAGAAAAGTTCTAAATGTAAAGTTCTCATGACAGATATGAGACAAGATATAAAGCCATTAACATTCAATCAAGCAGTATTCTTTGATCTTTACGATAAACAAGAAACAGCAATATTATTACATGGTGCTGCTGGTACGGGAAAAACATACATCGCCTTGTATAAGGCATTATCCGAAGTTTTACAAAAAGACACAGAATTTCATAAAGTGGTTATCGTAAGGTCGGCAGTCCCATCGAGGGAAATTGGGCATCTTCCTGGTGGCGCTGATGAAAAGACCGAAGTCTATCAGTTACCATATCACGATATATGCGCCGATCTATTCAATCATGTTCAACCATTTCAAAGATTAATGGAACAAAAGTCAGTGGAATTTATGATCACTTCGTTTGTTCGTGGATTAACTTTGGACAATGCAATCGTCATTGTTGATGAGTGCCAGAATATGAACGACATGGAACTTAATTCTATCATGACTCGAGTTGGGTCTAATTCCAAAATTATCTTCTGTGGAGATTTCCGTCAGACAGACCTATATAGAAGGACTGACACGAGCGGATTGCACAAATTCATGAAGATCGTCGACATGATGCCATCCTTCAAATCGGTGGAATTTACGATGGACGATATCGTGCGTTCAGATATTGTCAAGGAATATCTCATCGCGAGAATGGAATACGAAGAAAGAACTGCAGCGTAAAAAAAAGGCTTGACTTTTTCGCAATTTTATAGTATAAGAGTATATGATGTTTAAAACGATATATGAATATGAAGATTTCGCCCAATCAACCACGAACGAAGATGGTAGCAGAGTTTATGTTAATGCCTCTGGTGTAGCATATCCCTCTGCTACCACTGTTCTCTCAGTTCTTAGCAAAGATTCAATCAAAGAATGGCGCCAACGTGTTGGCGAAGAAGAAGCGAATCGTATTTCTTCGACTGCTGCTACACGTGGCACCAAGATTCATACGTTGGTTGAGAAATATCTCGGCAACGAGGAAATAACTTCTGAAACATACGAAGAGCAGAAAGTTGATCCTTTCAACGCACAACTCTTCGAAGACTACAAGAAATTTCTTAATCGCATTAACAATATTCATGCACAAGAACTTGCTCTTTACAGCGACCACCTTCGCATGGCAGGTCGTGTAGACTGTATCGCCGAGTTTGAGGGTAAACTTGCAATTATCGACTTCAAAACTTCTAGGAAACTGAAGAGAAAAGATTGGATTGAAAGTTACTTTCTTCAAGCAACAGCATATTCCATCATGTATGAAGAACGCACAGGTATACCTGTGCCAAATCTAGTAATCGGTATTGCTGTCGATCACGAATCAGAACCTCAGATCTTCCTAGAGAAGCGTGATAACTGGGTTAAAAAACTACTAAATACTCGTGATTACTTTGAGTCTGGTAGATTTTTTTAGGAGAAAATATTATGAGTGACTTTAAAGGCGGCACTTTTGCTCCAGCGGATTATCCTCTGATTAAGAGAGCATTGCATTCCTATTTGATTGATTGTCTTCGCACCGAGGGGTTCAGTGAACGAGATTCGCATCCAGATGTAACACCAATCGCTAATCTTCTTCATCGAATCGGGAGGATTGATGGAAGTCGAATGGAAGGGTAAGATCGGATATGGTGATATTGTATCACCTATATGTTATGTGCATAACGAGTCTCTTCGTCGAAAAGAAAATGTGAATTTGAAATTTTTCTGGGGGCATTCTCCTGGAACAAAATTTAAACCACAAGATCCCGAGACTATCGATCAACGAGCAGATTTTATTTTTACACACACTGAACGAGTAGACGGTGTAACCATGCAACACGTTTACAATCAGTCTATAGAATATAATCATACAAATTATTTCGATAAAAATCTTGGATTGCACAATCTTCGTTTTAGCGACACATATAGGTGGACGGGGGATGGCAATCACATAGTTGTGGTTTCTTCTCTTAATAACAAAAAACAATTTTCCGAATATGCCAAACATAAGATGTGGAAGGATCCGCTGGCAGGTAAGTGGGAAGATTATATAACAGAACTGCGCAAGAACCATAAAGTTGAGATGGTTGGTTATGATACACCAGTAAAAGAATTGGCAGAATTAATTCAAAGCAGTAAGTTGCTCATAGGTTATCATGGTAGTGCTGTCTGGATGGGGAAGTGGATCGGTGCACCGATGCTGATATATTCATCAGACAAGTTAACTGACCGTTGTCTTCCATGGTGTGTAAGAAGAGAAGAACCAACTTTGGAATTAGAAGCGATAATTGATACGAGCGTTTCTCTGATTGAAAAAACAGAACTCGATCTAAAGGAATATCTAAAATGATTTTCGTCGGACATGACTCCAGAGAACAGGAAGCATTTGATGTTTGTAAGTTCTCAGTTGAATCTAGAAGCAATCTTAAAGTTTATAAACTCTCCAGCGCAGATATCCCAGAGTATTCTCGGAATTTTGGAGAACCGCAGTCGACTGATTTTACATTCACACGATTTTGGGTTCCCTATCTGTCAGGATACAAAGGATTTTCTATTTTTTGTGATTGCGATTTTCTATTCTTAGAAGATCCCAATGAGTTGATTAAGATCGCGAAGATGGATCCGACAAAGGCAGTTTGGGTGGCGCAGCACCCAACTTATATTCCTAAGTCTGCATTAAAGATGGACAATATTTCTCAAAATTCTTATGAAATGAAAAACTGGTCGAGTTTGATGGTCTTCAATAACGAACACTATGATTGTTCCAAACTGACACCCGAATGGTTAAACAATCATCCAAGGGGTATTGATTTTCATAAGTTTAATTGGACTGATGCAAATAACATCGGAAGTATTCCTTTAGACTGGAATTGCCTCGATGGATATTATCATCTAGAAAATCCAAAGGCGATTCATTACACAGATGGTGGACCATGGTTCGAAGATTATCGAGAGACATTTTATTCTGATTTATGGTATAAAGAGCGAAAAAAGAGCTTGACATTAGAGAAAAAATAAAGTATAAATACTATATCAGTTGATGACAATCAACAATAAAAACGAAGTAGATGACTGAAATGAATTGTTCTATATGTAAATCTACCAGTTTTACAGACTTTAACAATCGTATTAACGCACGATGTACAAGATGTGGTAGTCTAGAAAGACACAGAGCAGTTTATACTGTATTAGAAAATAAAAAAATTATTAATTCAACATCAAACATTTTGCACTTAGCACCGGAACCATGTTTAGTAAACATTATTAAAAAAATAGTTAAAAATAAAAACTATGTCTTAGCTGATACTAACATAGATCATTATAAAAGCGCATTTGATTTAGACTGTGTAAAATTAGACTTAGATGAAGAATTACAGTTTGATTCAAACGCATTTGATTTAGTTCTGCATAACCATGTGTTAGAGCATTTAACAGGTAATCATATAGATCATCTAAACGAAATGATTAGAATTACGAAGACTGGTGGTTATGTTATTTTTACTATCCCGTTTTATAAACATATAAAACACACTATTTGTGGAGGAGAATTATTATCCTCTGACGCAGAGAGAAAAAAAATATTTGGACAAGAAGATCACTATAAAGTCTTTGGAAAAGACTTCCTTTATCATTTATCTAATCTAAATAGTGTCAATTATGAAACCGTATTGCTAGATGAATACTCAAGTATTAACACTGTTTTTATACTTAAAAAATAAAGTATAAATAAAATATCAGTTGATGACAATCAACAATAAAAACGGAGTAGACGGGGGTTCGAATCCCCCCACCTCCACCATAGATGCATCCGCCAATCAATACATATATGCGGAGTATCCATGGTCACCTTCCGACGGGTTAGATAGCGGGTTGCAAACTGCTGTCGTTGGGTGCATCTATGATGGGGGTGTTACTGGGAATCGATACACGTGGAATAGGGCGGTTCGAGACTGATTGCTTGGCAAAGTGCCACTAAACATAAATGCAAACGATAATAACGTTTCATTTGCTCTAGCAGCTTAAGCTAGCATTGGGTTCCGTGGGGTTTCCTAGAAACAGAAAACCCCACATTTTGTTTTCAGTGTGGGGAGTCACTGACTAATAACCTCTCGAGTACAACAATAAGAGTAAAACTAATGACGCAATTAAAGAAACCGATTGTATTCGTAATTTCTTTACTTGGGATTTCATTATTATCTACCGCGAATATTTCTTTTGCTAGTGAGAGACGACCAACTCCGAATGATGTAGTAGTCGTCCAAGTTCCTCCTGTTGATCAACGGGAACTTAAATGCCTTGCTGACAATATCTATTACGAGTCTAGAGGCGAATCTCAAAATGGTAAAATTGCAGTTGCTGGTGTGACACTCAATAGAGTGTCAAGCAACAAATTCCCAGAAAATATATGTTCTGTCGTATACCAGAGAACTCGCAGTACTTGCCAGTTCTCATGGACTTGTTCTCGTAAACGCAAACCTAATCCTGCTGCTTACGAAGAATCGTTCAAGATCGCTGAAAAAGTATTGACAGAAGAGATAGATCATAGTAATATAATTGGTGACAACGTAATGTGGTATCATGCGGATTATGTGAATCCTAGATGGTACAACCTAAGAAAAGTGACTAAGATCGGTAGGCATATTTTCTATCGGCAAAAATAAGGATTAGATTTTCTGAATGGATAAAGAAATCGTGAGTGCGGGTGTGGAGATATATCGAAATATCTTTACACCCGCAATTTGTCAGGAGTTAATAGAAATGACTCCTGCATTATCTGAGGAATACGACACGTTTGCTGGGGTTCGAACGAAAAGAAAACTCACTTCCTCAAGAAGATCGCCTGTAACTTTCTTTCTTCATCAGTTATCTGAAACCGAATCGCAAAAGTATTGCGATATAATCTATGATAGAATCCCCAATACTAAAACCGCAGCGTTTAGGATTATGCAATATCCTGTTGGTTCTTGTATAAAAGACCATTATGATACATGGCATCCAATAGATGGTCACAGTAACACAGGTTTAATTATCCAGTTAAATGATCCTAATTCCTACTCTGGCGGGCAACTTACTATTCAAGGACGCAAAATAAACCTTGACATTGGCGATGGAGTATTATATGATTACTCTCGTATTCATGGAGTTACTACGATAGAAGGTTCTGAACGATGGATCTTAAATCTTAGGGTGGAAAAATCTTGATATGATGGTATTTGAGAATAGTGATTATTTGTTCTATGCAGCAGGTAAAACTGGTACTAGAACTTTATACACCATCCCAGATATTGTTGACGTTACGGTGCACGAGGAATTCTATTCTCCACTCAGAGAACGTTCTCTAATGTGTTTAGACGAGAGGAAAGAATTGACAGGAAAGCAAATAGTGGCAATTATTCGCGAACCATGGTCAAGGATGTATAGTGGTCTGTATGAAATTATTGTAAAAATCGTAGCAGGACCATTTATAGAAGAAATGATCGAGCAAAATGCTGATGTTTCATTTATAGAAAATGCTTCTATTTGGTCCAGGATGTTCGAGCGATGCATAAAGATGTCGCCTCGACAGTGGATTCCAGACCAAGAAATGGATAGTCACCGTTGGCAGTTTCACATCGGTAATTGGTTGACTGATATAGAAATGTTGGCGGAGAAATACCCAGATACTATAATTCTTGATTTATCAGACCTGAGTAGATTTCTAGATGAAAACAGTATCAAATACGAACATAAAAATAAAATGACTGATTTTCTGGGCGATGAAACTCTTTCTAAAAATTGCTTCGAGGCATTCAAATGTGCGATTGCCAATTCTGGTTACCAGAGAAGAAAACAAATATTCGATTATCTACTCCCTGAAGTGGATTGTTACAAGCGACTAAATAGTAAGCGTTATTATGGGATGACATAAAGTGGAAGACTTATTTTTTATCAATATAGAAGAAACAGAACTTGATATGAGAAGAAAGAAATTCAAGACTGCGAATGAATTTTCAATTCATATCGAGAAACTTGCCAAAGAATATAATTTACCAGTAATGGATGTTTTGGTGGATTATTGTCAGAAAGAGGAGATTGAGTTTGAATCAGTTTCCTCTATGATTAGTACTTCGTTGAAGGATAAACTTCAAGCGGAAGCGATTCGTCTTCACTTAATCAAAGGTAGCAATGAGAGGTTGCCGATCTGATGGATCCTTATGAGGTTTATAGATTATACCTCGCTCTTCGGTTGCACTTTACCAATGAGAAATATGATATAACCAAGACGCGAGGTGGTGTTAGACCAAGCAGACAAGCATTCTTGAAACGGAATGATCTTTTCTCCATACGCAAAATGGCAAAGACCAAAACTAAAAAAGAGATTATCGACTTCTTGGTTGCCAATTTCGTCGCGGGAAACAGATGGGGTGGGGTGTTCGACTCAGAAGCAGAACAGAATTACAAAGAATGGCAGACGAGAATGCAGCGTCTGACTTATCAATTTAAAGAAGATCTTCAAACAATGTTCAAGGACGGTGATCCGTTTTACTTTGAAGATGGTAAACACCCAGCAATATTAAAATTGTATTTGGGTAAAAAAATTTCTATAGAATCTATTGCTATTTTGGAAAAACTAGGGTATGTTAGTTCTATAGAAAACGAGTTCTTGGCGGATGATATTATTTGGAAAGACTTTATTCATCTGATCAAGAAATACAAGATCTTTGTTAGTGTTGACAAAGATAAATTCAATCACCTCTATTTACAGGAGAAGAACGGAGTGATGGAAAGTTAAGACAATGAGCAATACACACTCAAGAAAGAATTACGACGAGTATGGGAAGATTCGCCGCAACGAAAAAGATATGAAGAAACCCAGAAAGCATCGTAAGCAGTATTATAAATATTCCAATGAGGATGAGTATGATGACTTTGACGAATATGATGAATACAAATTTTAAACACCGCATATACAACGCATATAAAGGATATACTGTATGACTAATTCACTATCTGAACTTCGCCGCAATCGCGGTAACTTTGACTCTCTCATGCAAGCAGTTGAGTCTATCTCTGAAAACAAAAGCAACAGCAAGGGCGATGATCGCATCTGGAAACCAACTGTCGACAAGGCAGGTAATGGTTATGCTGTGATTCGCTTCCTCCCCGCACCAAAGGGCGAGAATCTTCCATGGGTTCGGGTCTGGGATCATGGATTCCAAGGTCCGACTGGTAAGTGGTATATTGAGAACTCTCTGAGCACCCTCAATCGCGACGACCCTGTTATGGAACTTAACTCGGAACTTTGGAACTCTGGTATCGAAGCGAATAAGGAAATCGCTCGAAAGCAGAAGCGTCGTCTCTCTTACTACTCCAACATTCTCGTAGTTAAAGATCCTGCCAACCCCGCAAACGAGGGTCAGGTTTTCCTTTACAAGTATGGTAAGAAGATCTTTGACAAGATCAAGGACGTTATGCAACCCACTTTTGAAGACGAGAAACCTGTCAATCCATTCGACTTCTGGGATGGTGCTGATTTTAAACTGAAGATTCGTCAAGTTGAAGGTTATCGCAACTA